CATCGCGGAAATTCGCGAAGGGCTCATTCGGAATATCTACAAAAATTCCAATGCCGATTTTGCACGCGACGAGGCGCACAAATATCAGGTGATCGGGGGCCAGGGCGCCTTTTGCCTCGCGATCGACTATGTGAGCGACGACGTTTTCGAGCAAGAAATTAAGCTCAAGGCGATCGTTGACCCCTATTCCGCCGTTTTCGATCCGCTCGGGATCGAGCCCTCAGGCGCGGATTGCGAATGGGCTTTCGTCGGCGACGATATTCCACACCAGCTTTTCAAGCGGCGGTGGCCGTGGGCCTCTGAAACGAGCTTCATGGACGAGCGGCGGTGGAATCAGTCCGGCTTGTGGCTCACGCAGGATACGGTCCGGATCGTCGCATATTGGCGAATGGTGATCGACGGTACGAAGACCCTCGCACTGTATCAAGACGGTAGCGTCCATGACGTGACTGACATGGAAGAATACGAGTGGCTTCCATTTGTCGAAACGCGCAGCGACGGTTCGCCTTATACTCGCGAAGTGCCACGCCGTTTTGCCCGGCTTTATATTTGCTCTGGCAACGAAATTCTTGAAGGCCCCTACGATTATCCAATCAGTTCAATCCCTGTCTATCGCGTCCCTGGCTGGGAAGTGAACGACGGTGAACGAATTCATCGTTGGGGTCTTATTCGCTTTCTGAAAGATCCGCAGCGCCTTCACAATTACTGGCGATCGACGGTCGCAGAACAGCTCGTTGCAGCGCCGCGCAATAAGTGGTTGGCGACGCCGGATGCGGTGAAGGGTCACGAAGTCAAATGGCGGCGCGCGCCGACGAGCGATGATCCTTTCCTCTACTACAACGATGGGGAAACGGCGCCGGTCCATATTCCGCCCCCTGGCATTGACGCTGCGCTTGTGAACGAAGCAGCAATTGCCACGCAGGACATGAAGGATATTTCGAATATCCACGAAGCCGCGCTTGGCATGCCTTCGAATGAAGTTTCCAAGGTCGCAATCCAGCAGCGGCAAATGGTTTCCGACGTTGGAACCTTCATTTACACCGATCGCCTGCGAATTGCGGACGAACGTTGCGCGACGAATATCAACGAATTGATCAGCTATATTTACGACACGCAGCGGACAATCGCGATCACCGGCCGCGACGACAAAGTTCAAATGATGGTCATCAATGACCCGAGCAATCCGAATTCTGATGTGACGATCGGGAAATACAATGTGACCGTCAGCGTCGGGCCGGCGTCCGAAACCAAGCGGACGCTCGCGGCTGAGCAGATGATGGCGTTCGTGAATGCGGCGCCGCAGACGGCCCAATTTGTCATGGATCTCGTTGCCGAGGCACAGGATTGGCCGAAGTCTGACGAATTTGCGCGTCGCTTCCGTATGATGCTGCCTCCGGGAATTATCCCGCCTGACGAATTGACGCCGGAAATGCAGGCGATCCAGCAAGCGCAGCAGCAGGCACAGCAAGCGCAGCAGCAGCTCGCCGAGGCGCAAGCGCAAGTTTCCATGGCGCTTCAGCAGGCCAAGGCGGCGGAGGCCGAGGCGCGCGCGAATTTGGCTCGGGCATCCGCCTATAAGGCAATTCTCGACGCCCACAGCCGCGCCGAAGACGTTGCTGGCAAGAATGATGAACGTGGGCTGCGCGGTGCGCTCGATAGCATCGATCAGCACAATGATTTGATCCACGAAGATCGACAATTCGACCGTGAGGGAAGTCAAACAGAAGCTGCGGCGCCGGCACAAGACCCGCTCGCCGAAGAAAATGCTTTGGCTGACCTCAATTCGAAGAACGCGACTACGGCCGTAAATTATGCCCGTGCTCGCGAAATCAACGCTCGCATTGACAGCGGGAACAACGGAGAACAGCAATGAGCGGTGTAAGAACTGGTAGCGACGCCGAATTCGAGGAATTCGCAAATTCCGGATCGGTCGAAGTCGGCGAAAGCAATCTCGCTTCGCAGCGCGGTGCGTCGGACGACGGAAACAGCGACGATAGCTCCGGCGAGAGCGATGATGACGACCAAAGCAAGGGCGGCAATCAGTCGACCACGGGTGATGGCGCTGGCGATGATGGCCAGGGCGACGATGACGGGAATGAAGGCGGCGACGATGACGATCAGGGTAAGAAGTCGAAGACGCCCGAAAGCGTTCGTATTCGTAACCTGACCCGTAGGTTGCGGGAAGCAGAACGCGCCCGCAAAGCAGATCGTGAAGAATTATTGGCGGCGATCAATTCCCTGCGAAATGGGGGCTTGTCGTCCAATCAAGGCGGTGGTAACTCTGACGATATCGGGCCAGCGCCGGACCCTACGGATACGGCGAAGTACCCGCTTGGTCATCTTGACGAGAAATTCGTCAAGGACAGTATCCGCCACGAAGCTCTTCGAGCTGCGGCCGATACCGCCAAGTCGGTCCTGCAACGTCAGCAGGAAAACGAGCGCCAGCAGCAAGCCGAACGTCATCAAGCTGCGTTGCTCGAAAAGGTCGACAATTTAGCGGCCAAGGGCTCCGAAATCCACGACGACTATCAGGAAACTGTAGTTGATTCCGCGATGCGAGGAGATTGGGCGCTTTCTCAGCCGACTTTCGAGGCTGCGTACGACGCGGATCATGGCGCCGAAATCCTCTACAATTTGAGCCAGGACAAGAAGGAAGCTGAGCGCGTCGCCGCTCTAACCCCCTACCAGCAGCTCAAATATGTTTTGGAAAAAGACGCGGAAATTTCCGCCGCGAAAAAATCGAAAAAAATTCCGAAAGCTGGCGAACCGCCGCAGACGCAGACGCGAGGCGCCAATTCTCGGACCCAAATTAACCCGGCGACCGATAATCTCGATGAATTCGAGAAACTTTGGGAGTCCGGAGCGAAAAAATAGGCTTCGCGGCATCGGGATACTCCGATTCCGCTAATTTTGAGGAAGGAGTATCCCGATGGGTTCCGTTACCGTAGAACAGCAAAAGCTGGTTCTGAACACCTTCGCTATGGTGCTGCAGAACAATCTCGTCGCTCGCGAGGTCGTCACTTGGAATGAATACGACGGTGAGATGGACGACCGCAATGGTCTTCAGGTTCTCGAACAGGTGACGCCGCGCTACAATGTGACGCGCACCGAAAACGGCGTGAAGGATCTTTCCGGCGGCACCGATGGCACCGTTTTCGGTTCCGAGCTGTTCGAAATCACCGGCACGTTCAACGCGAACATGGGCTGGGGCGATTTCGTTCGGATCAAGAACCTCGGCGATGCGCGCGAGAGCAAGGCGCTCCTCGGTGCGGCCACTAGCATGGCCGAAAAAATCGACGCCTATATTCTCGGTATCGCAGCGCTCGCGTCGGCGGATTGGACCGGCACGCCCGGCAATGACATCGCGCAGTGGTCGGACGCCCTGTCCGGCTATACCCGCATGAAGGAAAACGGTGTCGACGATTCCGAGCTGGCTTTCGTCCTGAATTATATGGACAAGCAGAAGCTTGGCAATCAGGTCATCAATCTGCCGGGTCCGGATGCCTTCCCGACGACCACGTTCCGGAAGGGCTTCACGGGTGAAGTCGGCGACATTCCGACGCTGTTCACCAACCAGCTCCCGGTCCTTACGGTCGGCACGCGCGCTGCGACCGGCGCGGGCGCCGTCAATGGTGCAAATCAGAACGTCGATTATGCCACCGTCGCCAAGGCCGGCACCGTCAACGGTTTGCGGATGACGCAGCAGTTGGTGGTCAAGAGCTTGGCCGCGAATGCCACTGTGAAGGCTGGCGAGGTTTTCACCCTCCCCGGCGTTTTCGCTTACGACAATCGCAAGCAGGCACTTGTCCAGCCCGCGCGCCTTCAGCAGTTCACGGTGGTCGCGGACGCGCAAGCGAACGGGACCGGCGATGTGACGCTGACGATTTTCCCGGCGATTATCGTTCCCGGCTCGGGTGCGGGCGACAATATCAACATCAATACCGCCCATGCCACGGTTTCCGCGGCACCGGCCGCGAATGCTGTGCTGACGTTCCTGGGCGCGCCGAGTGCGAATTTGGCGCCCCGCATGATCATTCAGAAGCCGGCGATCGTCATCAACACGGTGCCGCTGATCCTGCCGGCCTCGGATACGTCCATGC